TGATGAGATTGACTTGGCGTCTTCCAAGATTATGTGCCTCCAGCCTGTGCTGGAAGGTAAAGGTGTCTACCTCAAGAAAATTAATCGGTTCGTTACCCCATCCAAGGGGTTCAATGTTCTGGCCACGGCCAACACTAAAGGTAAAGGTTCAGAAGATGGCCGGTTCATCGGAACCAACATTTTGAATGAAGCGTTCCTTGAGCGTTTTCCCATTACTGTTGAGCAGGAGTATCCTACCACTTCAGTAGAGAAAAAGATTCTTGATAAGGTTTTCTTGAGTCTTGATGTTGAATCTGGTGACTTTGCTGAAAGGTTGGTCACTTGGGCCGACATCATCCGCAAGACCTTCTTTGAAGGCGGGATTGATGAAATTATCGCCACTCGGCGTTTGGTTCATATCGCTAATGCGTTCAAGATTTTTAATGACCGCAAGAAGGCGATTGAAATGTGTATCGCTCGTTTTGATGAGGATACTAAAACTTCATTTATTGACTTGTATAGTAAAGTTGATGCTGAAGTCTCTGAGGCAATGGCGAAAGAGGCCGCTGAGGCCGCCGCTAAATTACCGCCCAGTATGGAAGATGGAAATCAGGAGACTGAGGACTTGACATCGTTCTGATTTATGGTATAATAGATATAGTGGTAGTGAAAATGTGAAATCACTATCACTACTTTTTTATGAACTCGCGAAAGGATTATAATGAGTTATCGTGTAAACTCCCATTCACATCCAACATTTGGTACATTTAGTTTTTCTTATCTAGGTGATAATAAAACAGTTGAAATTGAAATCGGCCAAGATGGAGATTTGTATATTGGGGATGTTTTAGAAGCAGTTAAAGATGTGATGCTTGCTGGAGGTTTTGATTATGTTGATGAAATCAGAGCTGTAAATTATGGCGCAAAAGAAAATACAATTCATTCATCAAATAGTGAAGAAGGCTCATGGAGAGAACCAGCAGATGGTTTACCTGAAAATGATTTACCAAGAGTGATGGCCGAAGAAACCTTAAGAGAAATCGGCGAAATTTCTCAAAACCCCATATATACTGATTAGGAATAATTAATGGAAATAGAAATTAAAATAGAAGAACTACGCAAAAAGAAGATTTTTGTGGCCACCCCTATGTACGGTGGAATGTGCTGTGGGATGTATACAAAGTCATCGTGTGACCTTGCGACCATTGCAACTCAATATGGGATGGATATTAGGTTTTTTTATCTCTTTAATGAGAGTTTAATTACTCGTGCTAGAAATTATTTGGTGGATGAGTTTTTGAGAAGCCCGTACACGCATCTAATGTTTATTGATTCAGACATTCATTTTAATCCAAATGATGTTTTGACTCTTGCAGCACTGGATAAGGATATTATCGGTGCACCATATCCAAAGAAATGTATTGCTTGGGAGAAGGTAAGGAATGCAGTGGATGCTGGACTTGCTGATGAAAAACCAGATGAACTAGAAAATTATACTGGCGATTTTGTTTTCAATCCAACTGCCGGAACTAGTGAAATCAAACTCACAGAACCAGTTGAGGTTCTTGAAATTGGCACTGGCTTCATGATGGTAGCTAGGGAAGTCTTTGAAAAGTTTAGAGAAGCTTATCCTCAATTTTCATACAAGCCAGACCATAATCGTTCAGAAAACTTTGATGGGTCAAGATACATTCATGCATTCTTTGATACGGTAATTGACTCTGAAGCATTTGCTGGTGAAGGGTCTGGTGGAAGTGACCGCTATTTGTCAGAAGATTATATGTTCTGTCAATTCGTTCGCAAACTCGGAATCAAGACTTGGTTCTGTCCGTGGATGCAAGTTGGTCATGTTGGTTCTTATGTCTTCAATGGCACAATGGGTGCCTTAGCTAATCTAGATTATGCAGCACATGGTGCTGATATGGATGCCCGCCCCCATCTTGTAACTATTGAAGAGGAAGAAGCTGTCGAAGAAGAGGCAGGACGAAAGCTCTCTCGTGCGGAGCGGAGAAAAATGGCACGAGATAAGAAGAAGAAAAATGCTTGACATATTACACCAGTATGGTATAATATGTAATATGGGATTGAATATCAATGGGTGTTCTCTTCCCACCAATTGGGGCGGATTATCTACCCCGCAATATTGCTATAGAAAGGAAAATCTAATGGCAGAAGAAATAAAAACAATCGCGCAGATTGTTAAAGATAAGGAAATCCCTATGATCGCGGGGATTGTATGTAACTCTCTTGAGTTGGTTTCAAGGACGTTGTGTGGCGATGAAGTTGCCAATTTGCTTGTTGATGGTATCTATCAACGGATGGTTGATCCGGGTCGCATCAAGAAGTATGGCCAACTGAATCCTTCGCACTTAACAGCAACTATTTTGGCGGAACGTCCAGATGGAACTCTTTACATTATTGATGGTCAGAATAAGGCCTGTTTGTATTCTCGCTCTGGTGAGACAGACATTAAGTTTCATTGTCTTGTTTTCGTGCATGAAAAGGACTCTTCAGTTGGATATTGCCGCAAGATAGAAGCTGAAATTTACAAGAACATCAACGAAAACCTCAAGTCCCTTTCAACACTTCAGAAGATTCGTTCCGGTGTGGTTTTCGGTGACCCAGAAAGCTGTTGGGTTGAACGTGTTATGAATGAGTTGAATTTGACTTGTAATGGGTTTGGTTCACAGAACAAGGGTGCACTAGAAGTGCTTGGATTCAATCAGTTCTTCATTATGGTAACTAAGACTTTTCCACAAGGGGCTAATGATTTGGTTTCGGAAAAGAATATTGGTATTATGCAGAATGGTCTGGAGCTGTATCGTAAAATGTGGGCTGGTGATCCACACCTCAACCAAGCCTTCACCAATAAGAAGCGGCCGAGTATTTACGGTAATGTTTTGAGAGGATGTGTTCTAGCACACGAATATGGGCTGGATGTTTTGGAGAATGGTCAATCTATAATTTTTGATAAGTTTCTCGATTGGAAGAACTTTAATCACACCAATGCGAAGGCGATGGGAAGGAAGATTGGTGGCGATTTTCTTTCTGCAAGGCGTTTTCTCTGGGATGGAGTACTTGATCAATTAAGCATATACATCAACAATAATGGATTGAAAGGGCGTGGATTAATTTCTGATAAGACTCATGCAAAGGCCCTCAAGCAATGGGGTCTGAAGTTCTCAAATCCTACAATCTCACATCATACTCTGTAACAACATAAACAACATGGGGCTCTTATTGGGCCCCACTTTAACTTAGGAGTTATATTATGCGTCTATCTGAACAAACCGTTTCCTTACTCAAGAATTTCGCGAGTATCAATCAGAACTTGCAATTCAAGGCAGGGAACAAACTATCAACGATCTCAGCACAGAAGAATATTCTGGTCAATGCTGAAATTCCAGAATCGGTTCCAAGTGATTTTGCGATTTATGATCTTAATAAGTTTCTTGGAGCAATGTCAATATTCCCAGATCCAGAGTTGGAAATTGGTGAACGAGCTATGAACATAGGTGGAAAGCTAAACTATGTTTTTGCAGATCCATCTATGATTTTAGTACCGCCAGATAAGGAATTAGCATTTCCTGAACCTGAAGCACATTTTGCTTTGACTAATGCTGACTTTACTCAAGTTATTAAAGCAGCATCTTTGTTGGGGTTGCCACATATTTGTGCGGTAGGCAATGGTTCAACGATAACCCTAGAAGCCACAGATGTTAATAATTCTGCTTCGGATGATTATAAAACTGAAGTTGGAACTACTGATGTAACATTTAATCTGGTGTTTAAGATTGAAAATTTGAAATTGTTTTCTGGTGATTATCATGTTGAATTGACATCAAAAGGAATTGTTAAATTTTCCCACTCTTCTAATAATCTTCAATACTTTATTGCAACTGAATCAGACTCATCGTTTGGAGGATAATGCAACGAGAAGATTTTTTATGGGTTGCGAAATATCGACCCAAGAAAATCAGTGATTGTGTTCTACCAAGTGACCTACATGAGCCCTTTTCAGATTTTGTTGACCAAGGTAAAATCCCAAATCTAATTTTTGCAGGTGGCCCTGGCACTGGTAAAACTACCGCTGCTAAGGCTCTTTGTGAAGAAACGGCGACTGATTATCTAATGGTCAATGGTTCTGATGAAGGGCGAAATATAGACACTGTTAGAACCACACTGAACCAATTTTGTAGTTCGGTTTCTATGACTGGAAATCGTAAGGCTATCATCATGGATGAAGCTGACTACATGAATCCTGATTCTGTCCAACCCGCACTAAGAGGTTTCATTGAACGCTTTGGAAATAATGTTTCATTTATTTTTACTTGCAATTACCCCAATAGGATTATTGCTCCCATTCATTCCCGCTGTGCTGTCTTTGATTTCATCATACCTTTAAATGAGAAACCAAAGATTGCAGAAAATTATCTGAAATTATGTGAAGGTATTCTTGAAAAAGAAGGGATTGAGTTTGACCGTAAAGTTCTGATTGAATTAATTATGAAGCATTTTCCAGATTTTAGGAGGATGCTAAATGAGCTTCAAAGATATGCTTCTTCAGGTAAAATTGATACTGGAGTACTCTCTTCATTAGAAGAAATCAATGTAGGGGAATTGGTGAACTCGCTGAAGGGTAAAAGGTTCTCTGATATGAGGAAATGGGCGAATTCAAATATGGATTCTGACACTGTAAGGATTTTTCGCAAGCTTTATGATAGCCTAAATAGTTATTTGAAGTCGCAGTCTGTCCCACAGGCTGTGTTAATTATTGCTGACTATCAGTATAAGTCAGCCTTTGTTGCAGACCAAGAAATTAACTTGGTTGCATGTCTTACTGAAATAATGGTGGAATGTGAATTTAAATGAACGATTAAAGGAGTTAGTTGATCCTGAAACACAGCTTCCTATGATGAATAAGGAGCAGTGGATTTCTATGCATAGAGATTTCACTCAGGATGAAATTAGAGAAGGTATTGCTCGTTATATCATTGAGAACAAACCACCCTATCCTCGCAAAATTTCCATTCAAAATTCTCAAAAAGCAGACAATAGATTTTTGGAGTTATGCATATTGAATATGGATAAATACATTTCTCCAAAAAATCAAACCAAAGATGTGCTAGAAAAGTATGCTGATTATCTTAGACCATACGAAACACATGGTCTTGGAGTAATTAATTGTGGAGCAGAATACAATATCATAAGTGACTTTGATATGTACGAAGAGCGAATGAAATGTGGAAGTCATACAACACCAGCTCCGATGGAAGTCTGGACAAAACATGAAGATAAGTTAGCTAGACTTTTCAAATTTTTCTATCGCCTCGACAACGATGAATTACAGTTAGGAACTTACATAGGAGCCTTCAGAATTGGCAGTTATCTAGCAACACAATTCAAGCCCCCAGTTGCAAAAGCCATATACACTATGACACAAGCGAAGAAGGTGTTAGATACTTCTTGTGGCTGGGGTGATAGACTGACTGCATTCTATGCAAGTCCAAAAGCTGAAACTTATGTTGGTTGTGACCCTAACGGTGATACTTGGATTAGATATCAGTATATGTGCAGACGATATGAAAATTTGTTAGGGTTTGTAGGTGATCCAATTAAAGTAATTAATGATACTTGTTTTGTCAGTAGAGGAAAAAAGACAGTAACTATTTTTAGGTCTGGTGCTGAAGATTTACCTTGGAATGACCTTGCAGACGATTTTGATTGCACGTTCACTTCGCCACCATATTTCGCTACTGAACTGTATGCAGCAGGTAGTGAGTTTGAGGATGACCAATCTTGGAAAAAGTTTGGTGAGTATGAACTATGGAGAGACAAGTTCTTCATTCCAGTCACAGAGCAGTCATACCTTC